GTTACTTCACTATAAGACATGTTTTGGGCGCGAAAAAAAAAATATAAGCGCCATGTTTCCATGACGCCTATACGTGTCAGCGATCAACAATCACCGGATTGTCGATAACGGCTTTCAGAATTTCGAGTCCATCCTGAGTGACGGAGCAACCGTCGTTCTTGATATTGTTGAGAAGCTCATCTCGTTGGGTTCGGTCGAACATTACCAGGAAGTTTTCTCTGCCGAACATTACGCATTTGTCATCAGGTCCCTGTGCGTCAACGACACCGCTGACGCCGGAAATGACCGGATGCTTCTTGCCGTAATATACAGCCCAGCCTACGAATCCCACTAATGCTGCGACACCGACTCCGATCTTGATGGCGGTCTCATGCTTATCATAGAATTCGACGATCTTGCTCTTCGCGTTCTCAAGTTTTTCGTTCTTCATGATTTTCCTTTCGAAATATAGTGAATTATCGCTTCATTATAATGAATGTTTATATCGCGAAGGCCAAAAATTAAGAGGCCATGATATGATCACGACCTCTTAACCTTATGGAAAGGAAATATCACTTATTGGCGATATACTTGTTGTACTGCTTCGTGCTGATGCCCAGGATGATACCCAGGAACCAGTCCACGGCCATCACGACCGCCAGCACGACCTCCGCGTACGGAAGTCCGGTTGCGCCGGCGATGATGGCGTACAACACGCCAAGACCGGGCAGAATATACTGCACGATCCACTTCATGATGTCGTACGTCTTGTCCGACATGAGCAGCGGGATGATCTCCTGCTGGACGAAATCGGGATCGAAGACCTCATCGGTCGACTCCGGAGGAGTCGGTTCGGTATTCTGATCTGTCATCTCTCCTCCTTTCTTGTTTCAACGATATCGAGCGGAAGCTTGTTGACCTCTTCGGCGACCTTCTTGGCGTAGCCGTTTCCACCCATGGCGCTGTATGGGTAATAGAGGTAGTGATTGAATTCATCGAGGTCATCGAGAGTGATGCGGTTCTGCTCCAGATAATGCTTGCCGACCTCCACGATCTTGGCGTGGGCAAGACCTCGCACCATCTTCTCGATGGCCTCGATGCGTTCGTCCTCCGAATCGTCCTTCTTCTTGCGATTGTTGATGACCGTGGTGACGAACGCCCAGAGTCCAGATGAAGCGAACACTGAGCATACGACGGTGACGATCGTCTGGACCCATGGGTTCATATCGATTCAGTCACCTCCGCATCAAACGGTCAACGTGGTCGACCACTTGGTGAGGCTCTCCTTGATGCGCTTGCGCTGCTCGGGAGTGGCGTCCCTCCACATGGTTTCAACGTCAGTCTTGAGGTGGTTGAGCTGCTCGTCCGGGGTCATGGTCGTCATGTCGCCATGCTGGAGCGTACCGCCATCGGAGCCCATGTCACCACCCCAGTCGCGACGTTCGTTGCCGGGATATCGGCGGCCCACCGTATTCCTGCGACGAAAACGACCGGACGACGTGCGATTGCGGTTCGGCATGTCGTCATGCTCGATCCATTCCTCGTCATCGTCTTCGTCCTCGTCGCGGCCTTCTCGATCATCGCCTTCCTTCATGGCCTTGACGACGGTCTTGTAGTAGCAGGCCTCCCAGCAACACTTCTCCGCTTCGGCCAGGTGATGGATCATGTTGATCATCATGTCCATGCCCTGGACGTCCTGGATGGTGCTGCGTTCGACGTCGAGATCGTCCATCTTCCCGCGGACCTTGCGCATGAGGGAGTCCTTCATGTCGCAGATGCCGTCGAGATCCTTAGTCATATGCGTCATGGCAGCCTCCTTATGCGATCCTGCGAGCGGTGAATGCCGCGTTCGCGTCGATGGTCACCGGTTCGGTTCCGGTGTTGGTCACGGACAGTGTGACGTCCTCGCCTGGGCACACCTTAAGATATGTCCGGGCTGCGAGGTTCTGGTACGAATTGGCGGTGCCGATGGTCTCGATCATCGCAGTCTCGGCCAACGGGGTGCCGTCGATGGTCATCGCCAGCTGAACCTCGGTTCCCGCGGTGCCGCTAGTGACGTTGCCGTTGAAGCTCAGATCGAAGATGCTCGCCTGGCTGCATCGGTTCCCTCGGCCACGCAACCGAACGGCTCCGGACCCCTGGCGATGATACTCGGACCCGCCGCAGCCGTTGAGGTCACATCCGGTGTGGATCGCCGTCAGGTTGAAGGTAACAGTCCCGCCGACGGGGATAACCTCCGCGGCGGAATTCGACAGAACAATCATCGGTTATACCTTCTTTCCGTGGCTCAGCAGCCGCAGGACTGATAGCAGTTCTGCTGGCAACCGTAGTAGCCGTTCGGGTTCGGCACCGTGTAGGCCGGAACCGGAGCCGGGGTCTTCAGCTGGGCGACCAGATATGCGTTCTGGTTGGACTGGGAGGCCGACAGGTTAAGGGCGTTCACCTGGGAGCGCAGCTCCGCGATGGTGTTGTCCTTATCCTCCATACGGTAGGCCACCAGTTCGTCATGCAGCTGACGGTAGTTGGTATTTTGATTCTCGGTGATATCGCGAGCCGCGTTGCAGATCGCCGTGGTGACCGCGTTGGTGCTGGTCGCCATGTTGTAGTTCACGCCTGAAATGGCCTCGCGGTTCTGGCAGCAGCAATCGGCCAGCTGCGCCTGAAGGGCGGCTGCGGACTGCTGCTGGGCGAACTGGGCCTGGGTGATCGCGTTCGCGGTATTGTAGCTATTCTGCATGATGTTGGTGTTCACGCCGTTGATCTGGCTGGCCACATCATATCCGAGGGAACAGATACCCGAGTTGATGCCGTTAAGCATGGTGTTGATGGACTGGTTGTTGAAGCCCGCCTGAAGCCCGGCACAGGTCGCAGGGGCGCAACAGCTGCCATTACCGGAGCCGTAGCCTCCGCCGAACGCGCCGTTGCGTCCCCAGCCGAACAGCAGGGCCAGCAGAATGATCCACCAGCCATCACCGTCGCCGAAACCGTTGTTGCGGTTCCCGCCGGTGACTGCCGCAACGTCGGCGGCGCTGAGGTTATTCGAAGCGAACATGATAGTTCCTCCTTATGTTGTTTTGTTGGTTGTTTGTTTCCTTAGGGAAGTCCAAGGAAGGCCTTGGCTTGCTGGAGCGCGGTGTTCCAGTCCATCCCCAAAGTGTTGATATAATTTTGCGCCAACTGTTGCCCGGATTGGGCATCCCTATGCTCCAAGGCGTTAAGAATGGGCGCGTTGTTGGGATTGTTGCGTACAACGGGGTTCTGCTGCAACATCCGTTGAAGAATATCATCGGGTCCAGGCATGACGTCCTCCATCAGTTCGTCAAGGATTCCGTAAGTTGCGTAATCTTGCCCTCCAAGGATTCGAGTCTCCTGAGGATCTCGTCCTGCTGCGAGGGTTCCTGAGGCTGGGACTGCTGGACCTCCGGAATATAACGGACCGTGGCAATGGTGCCATCCGGCTGCCACGACTTGGCGAGGATCGACGAACCATCCTGCATGGGGAAATATGCGGGAGTGCCGTTCTGAGGGACCTCGGAGACGGGGATCTGGTCGTTCGCCGTGACGATATGACCGACTAGAGGTGGGTTGGCCTGCGTCTGGACCTGCTGAACGGGCAACTGCGCCGTCTGCGGTTGCGTGTACGGCTGCGGGCCCTGCCACGGAGACTGTGGCAGATAGGTCTGGTACGGGTTGTATCCGTAGGTGGGGCCGTTGTATTGAGGCATGGGCATGATGGACTCCTTTCGATGTATCCTTTATGCGTATAAAAGAACCCTCCTCCGGACGCCCGTCGAGAACGGGAAAAGGATGGAAACCCGTTGCGGAAGCGCTCGGAGGAGTAATGGCAAAACCGGTGGAAGCAAGACACATGAAGTACGTGTCCGTTTAGGCAACATCTACGGCCTGGCAGGCGTATCATCGAAGAATAACCTGTCAGGAATTTCCGTCGATGGCGGCAAGACCTATAGCGGATTCACGAATTTCAATGGTAGGCAAACAGTCGAATCAGCCCGAGGAATGGATGGTTCGTTCGGTCCCATGCAGGTCGAATGCTATGCGGCGATTGGCAATCTTCCGACCTTGGACCCATACGTATCTGTGTATATTTGGAGAAGAACCGCCTAGGCCGTTCGACGCCATACATACACAGCGACGTATGGTTCCATCGAGCTCGCAGAATCGGAATGTCCGACGATGGCGGCTCCCCAGTTTGAGTCGAATGAACCGCCATTGATATCACCAATATGTCGAACATCGCCCTTGAACGAGGGAATACTGACACGTCGCACGACGGTGTTCTGTCCGGAAAGTGAGACCTGTGCGCTAAGAGTGCCTGGATTATGATTATGTGTCTTGCTTCCACCGGTTTTGCCGGCCGTGAAGTCCGTATCGGACTCATTGACGGATACCAGGGTTCGTCCCTTACCGTAACGTTCCCAACTGCCGCCATACAGCGACGCCGGGCTGGTGGAATTGGTGGAAATATAGATCGAATCGACCGGGTACATCCGGTCCCGCATTTTATTTACGAGATGCTGGACCCCATCCTGATCAAGGTAGCTTACCATGAATATCTCCTTAGAACATGCCGTCAATGGTGGCCTCGCTGATGCGGGTCATACCATCCAATGGGAATTTATCGAGCTTGGCCTTGTCGGTCTTGGACATCAGGCCGTCCTTCGAGGACGTGGCCGTTCCGATGGCCGAACCGTAATCGCCGGACAGACCGTCGAGCTTCTTCTTGTCGGCAGCCGACATCAAACCAGCCGTCGACTGGGTGGCCGCGGAATAGGTCGTATCCTGCGTGGTGAACGTCGAGGTCGTGCCGTTGCCCTTGGTCACGGTGACCGTGCGTCCTGATGCGGTGACGGACTTCACATAGGTCGTGTTGATGGTCTGACCGGCAGAATCCTGCGTCGCCTTGGTGGCGTTCGTGGCATTGGTCGCGTTGGTGGCGTTCGTCGCGTTGGTGGCCTTGGCGATCGTATCGGTCGTTCGGACCAGAGCGGTCCACGTACTCCATGCGGAATTAGCAGTAGAATACGACCTCGTCCAGATCTTGCCGGAGTTGTCGTACAGAATCTGGGTGAACACGTCCAACGCCGTATGCATCATCCACATGCCGAAGTACTCGACGCCGGATGGCTTGTTCGATACAGTATTGCTGCCACCGGCGTAATAATACCCGCACTGTTCTTCGGTATTGTACGAGTTCAGGTTCTGATTGGTAAGCACAACCGGCGCCGTCGGAGGATTCTGGACACCTAGAGCCGTACGGGCCGTCGCGGCCGACGTGGCTCCGGTGCCTCCATTGGACAACGGGATTGTGGGAAGTCGGTCGACTGCCAGTGTGCCACTGGCGATGTCGGAAGCGGCGTGACTGTGCTTGGCCGCGGCGAACAGCGCTTTGATCGAGGACCAAAGCACCGTCCTGGTGCCTGCCGAACCAGTCGTGCTATCGATGATAAACACGTCCGAATCCGACGGTTGCGAAGTGCGGGTGTAGGTATTAAGACGCGCCATACGTCATCTCCTTAGTCGATCTGTTTCCATCCCTGCGGATAGGCATCCGGCGAATAGGCGTTGTTGTTCATCGTGCACTCGTAGCGATGGCCGTTATACGTCACCTTGTCGCCGATGTTGTATGCGTCATGGGCGCCGGTCGGTTGGACGAATGCCGGATACTCGTCATTATCGCCACCGGGTTCCGGGCTTTCGCCGGTGCCATCCAACTTGGTCCAGCCTTGCGGATAGGCGGTCGGCGACCAGACATTATAGTCGATGTTCGACTGATAATAGGCGCCTTCGAAGGACACCTTGTCACCCTTCATGTAGGTGTCCGTAGCACCAAGCGGCTGGCTGAACGGATGGATGCCATGCTCGTCCGGCTCATCGACGCACTTCCATCCCGAGATGTAGGTATCCGGCGGGAAGATCTCCTGGGCGGTGTCGTTCTGAAGGCAACGGTACAGAACGCCCTTATACCGGACAATATCGCCGGTCTTGTATTCGGTACCGACAGTCCACTCCGGAACCAGAGCCGACACGGCCTTCAGATCCTCGACCGGCATGCTGGTCAGCATCGGCTGAATCAGCATCGGCACGGCGGCCATGACGGCCTTCTGGATCTCCTGCTGTTCCAATGCCTGCGCCTCACGCTCGGCATTGGCCTTGAGTTCCTCAGCGGTGAACTTGGTGTAGCGCTGAATATCCTCGTATTCGTCCCAGGCTTCCTTGGCTTCGACGCCTGGAACGTCCACCTTCCACTCGACGTCCTTACCGCCGTTCGGATACTCCCGAAGGGTCTCGTAATGGCCCTGCTCCTCAACGGCTTCGACGGCATCGTGGTGCTGAATGAAGATCTTGTCATCGGAGAGCTTGCCGAGACGATAGTCCACGTCCTCCGGCTGGATCTCGTTGTCGTTTTGGTCCAAAATTCTCATGATGATTCCTTCCTTAGTGAATAACGAACATGTCGTCGATGACGGAGTTGGGGATCGACGTGATGGCCGACGGATCGGTCACGACACTCTCGATGAGCTCGCGCCACTCCTTTTTGTTGGACTCCATGGTGTCGTCGAATTGCTTTTTGTTGGACTCCATGGTGTCGTCGAATTGCGCCTGCCACTGTCTGATGATGGTATCGGCGTCGAAGGTGTTCTCGACCAGTGTCGCCAGAGGACATGCACTCGTACCGATGGCGTTGGTGATGTCGGCGGAGGTGATGTTCGTGGCACCATGAGCGACCTTAACGTACGCCAAGGGATATTCGGAAATATTCGACGTCTTGGTCATAGTCGGACGTTGCGGACTTCCGCTTGGCGTTCCCTTCTTGATGAGAATACTATTGGCCCTGACCGCCAATGAGGTATCGACCCGAAGCACCACGGCATCGATACGGTCCTGAGTGGCCGACGCAGAATCGATCGTCAACGGAAGATCGGTGGAATTATAGGTCCATGTATGATTGAACCAGGCTCGACCGGATCCGACAATGACCTGCATGCCGCTTCCCGACTTAACGACCAGATGGTCCTCGAAATTCGGAAGCACACCATCGTTGATGATGCCATCGAAAATCTGCCCCATCTGAATATTGTTGTACACACGATCATGGTTTGAGGAATTGAAAAATCCTGAGGTAACGGCCATGGCTTACTCCTTTCTGGTTAATCATCTATCTTCACCGAGGAATGCAAGGTGTTGTCGGTGGAATCTCGAATCGGTAATCCGGAGGAATCATCGATCGATGTCAAGGAATCGACGATCGTCTCCAATGTCGGATACTCGCTGTATCCATTGGTATCCCAGTTACGAATATACTCGGTGATCTTGGCCGGATACGCCATGTTATAGGCGTTCTCGAATTGCACAATATCACCGATAGTGTAATCTTCGTTGTAGACCATGCCGGTAGTTGATGATACCTCTGCATCGAAGGTGATACCGGAACCAACCTTTTTGAGTTCCTTCTTTCCTTCCGATTTGAGGGAGTTAAGTACCGTGGAATCCGGAAGCGGTTTTCCCTTATCATCGTTTTGCTGGACCGATAGTCCGCCATAGAACGTTTCGTGATAATCCCATCCGATAGATCCGTCCTCATTTGGAACATAAGCGACCAGACGTTTCGTCGAACCATCATCGTTTCGTGTCTCGGACCCGCCGACGTATGCGGCATTATAGAGTTCGCGATAGTCCATAGTGGTGTCCGACGAAACCAGATTTCCGTAATTCGATGAAAATATCACATATGGATTCTTATCCTGTTCATATGAATGATCAGTTCCGTTTATGATGCGAAACGTCATTTTCGTATCGATCCAACGGTCGGCCGTTGCCAAACTAAGACGGAATCCGTATTTCTTGGAGTCGAGAATCGTCTTGACGGCATCGTATACGGTGTCGCCATCGAATTCGTATCCATCATCGGTCTCCGACGAAGTGTCAGGAAGATCGTTGTTCTTTTCAAAAACGAAGTTGTCGATCTTCCGTCGTGCTTCCGTTGGCTTGATGACATTCTCGTTCAGAATCGTCTGAATCGCGATCTGAATATCGCCTTTGTACGTGACTTTCTTCGGAATGACTCGTCTCAACAGAAGCGACTCCAAGGAACGACCGCTCACGACAAGATGATCTCCATCTTCGAGATTGCTGGTGATCTTCACCTGATCGATCACCATAGTCGATACGGAATCGGGATAGAACAGATAATATCCTTTCGGGAACCGTTGGATATTCTCGATACTCGCCCGAACGTAGAATTCGAAATCGCCATAAGCCGAGAACCGCTCGGTCCAAATAACCGATTCGAACTCATCGACGATGTCGACGACCTTAAACGATTTGTCCAGTACGAAAAATTCCATTCGTTTCGCCATGATCACACTCCGGCGTAAAGAATCTTACTGGATACGGACACCATCATGTTATCGATACCTGATTCGGCCATATAGGTGATGACATTGTTTCCAGGATACAGTGTAATCCAACTCACAGCCCTGTCGATGGCGTTGAGAACGTTGTAATCGATGCCCTCCCTACGGATTCTTGCGTATTTTTCTCCGGACACGGTCGATATGATGATCTGATCCCCCGACTGGAGATCGGATCCGATGATGCTCTTAACCTTATCGGTGTAGATCAGGATCGACTCGTCCCAATCCTCGTTGTAGAATGAGGGATTAGAAACCGGTCCGGTGAGTTCGACAGTGATGATGACGCCGACCTCGGCTTCACCGTCGTACTGGACGATCTTCGAATGATCGATGCTGATATTGCCGAATTCAAAGGTGTCGCCGGCTATCGGGAACGGGAATTCGAACAGCGACTCCACTGTCGAGAACTGCGTGACGATCTCCGAGACCTCGGAGGCGTCTTCAAACCACGGATCCGCACATCTGATCGTGATTGCCGACGCCTCCTGACTCGTGAATATGGCCACATCGTTGTTCTCGACATGCCCGACGGTCTTCACCCGTCTGGTATCGGTCTCGAAGATGAGCGTCACGGCTCGTTTCTCCGGAAAATATCGGTAGATCCTATGACGCAACTCCTCGATGCTGTGATTGGCATCCCATAGATAGGCAAGCGTGATGGTGATGTCGCGCGATTCCTTTCTTGCTCCATTAAAGACGGAACCATCGGAGGTGACCGATTCGGAATGCCACAGAGTGGCTTTCGTTGGCCCAAGACCATCGATGCCGGAGATCAGATATCCGCTCTCCCGAGGGTCGGCGAGCGAAATGGTCAGACTTTCGTTTCGATCATTGATCACTGTCATGGACCTGAACATTGAGACCACTACTTTCCTATAGGTGACATTTTCAATTCCTGACGAAGGAGTTTGAGTTGGTTCGATGTCTGTCGGTAAATATCGTAACGACTGAGACTGGTCGGCGAATTCAACGTCTGGTTGTATTCGATGTTGACCGACTTCGGACCGCTCGCATCCTTCTCCGCCGTCCGAGAACCACTCTCATTTTGACGGAATCGACGATCGATTTCCCTGAGCTCGGCCTCTGATGGAGCGATGGATCTCGACAACATCGAATCGATCGATCCAGCCTGCTTGCTGATGGCACTTAGGTCAAGCACCGGGGTGATCGTCGGACTCGCGTCGAACAGATCGTCGATCGATGACGTCGCCAGCATGTCATTCAACGTGGATATTGCCTTCTGCGCGACCTTCTCGGAAGAATCGCTGACCATGTCCTCTCGATCAGTAATGCCGATCGAGAATCCTTCGGTGAAGAATCGACCAACCTGCATCATGATCTTCGACGGGGAACCGTTATCCAAGGCGCGATCGGCAGCCGTCTTAGCCGAACTGGCCATATTGGCCGCTGCGGTGGCCGCTGATCTCGTGTAATCATTTATGCCGTTGGTGAATCCCTCGACGAGATATCGTCCGGCGTCATAGAATCCGTTATAATAGGCTCTGACGCCGTTAACTGCCTGATTGACGGACGATGAGAACACTCCGATGAACTGGGATGAATTCGATTGCATGCCGTTCAGCAGACCATCGGCTAGATGTTGACCGGCCGTGCGGAACTGTGACTGGAAAGAATCGATCCTGTTCACCGTGGCCCGAAGTCCGGCCGCCGTCGATGTCGTCGACTCGTTAAGGGCGTTCCTCATACTTCCGGCGAAGGCCAGCACGACACTGATGATTGAATCTAATCCGCCGTTGATGGCTGAGGTGGCGCCGATGATGGCGGTGGACATGCTCGACATGTTCTGACTGACGATGGATCCAACCCCGGACAATCCATTGGTAACCGATGCCTTGAACTGTATGAATCCAGCGGATATGGTCGATCCATTGGTCGACACCACATTACCCAACGTGACCATGGCGGAATTCAGCTGAGTTGCGAACGCCGAAATATCAGCCGGTAATGTGCTGGTAATCGACTGCGTGTTATTCAACGAACTCACGAATGACGAAATCTGCTTCGATGCACCAGACAGGTTCGCCGCCGACAAACTAGTTGCCGCCGTAGCAATGGATCGAACCCCGGAAGCGGCATTTGACATGGATTCCGCGATCCCGGATCCGATACCAGTAAACGCCTTCACGCCATTAGCGAGAGCGGTAAGATTGCCTTGAATTCCTCCAGGAACCTCAACGCCGTTCCATTTCTTGACTTCCCCTGCCAGTTGTCCCAAAGGGCCAATGACTGCATTTATCGACCATCCACCAACGAAGGCCAGCGTGAACGCTTTCACACCATTGGCGAGAGCGGTAAGATTGCCTTGAATGCCGCCAGGAACCTCCACGCCGTTCCACTTCTTAACGGCCCCTGGCAGTTGTCCCAAGGGGCCAATGACGGCGTCAATCGACCAGCCGCCGGCGAATGCAAGCGTGAACGCCTTCACGCCGTTCGCAAGAGCGGTGAGATTGCCTTGAATGCCACCGGGAACCTCAACGCCGTCCCACTTCTTAACGGAATCGGCGAGCGTTCCAAGCGGACCGACCACGGCATTGAGCGACCATCCACCAGCAAAGGCCAGTGTGAACGCCTCGACTCCACTGGCCAACGAGCCAAGCTGCGTTGCGATATCGGTCGGGAACGTGATCGTCGACCACTTGGCCACCGCATCAGCGAGGACGTTCATCGGCTGGGCGATGTTGGCAACGGTATCGCTGCCCCATCCAGCCATCGTGAACTTGCCTACGCCATCGGCGATCCTTCCGAGCTGATCGGCCAGATCGTCCGGAACGGCCACACCTTCCCACTTCTTAATGGAATCAGCGAGCGTTCCGAGCGGAGCGGCCATCTTCTCGATGGCACTGGCACCGAATCCGGAGAAGGTGTTGAGCAGGCCGCCAAGCGCGGTCTCGCCCATCGCGGCGCCCATGGCCGTCAGACCCCTACCGATCTCATCCCAATTGAATTCGGAGAACTTACCGAATGCGGTCGCCAGATCGATCAGGCCCTGCGAAGCGAGTGTAATCGTACCGGCGCCCATCAGACCGGCAATTCCGGTCAGGGCACCTGTCGCTCCGGATATAGCGGCAACCTCGCCCATGGCACCACCCATGGCAACGAGGCCGCGTCCGATCTCGTCCCAGCTATACTGGGAGAACGAATTGAACGCTTGGGCAATCTCGTCAAGACCTTGCACGGTGAGGTTGATCGTGCCGGCTCCGATGATTCCTGACAAACCAGCGATTTTACCCAAAGCGCCGGATATGACGCCAACCTCGCCAAGGGCACCGCCCATGGCGGTAAGGCCGCGTCCGATCTCGTCCCAGCTATACTGAGAGAACGAATTGAACGCCTTGGCGATATCCCCAAGACCCTGAGCAGTAAGAACTATGGAACCAGATCCGATGATTCCGGACAAACCAGCGAGTTTGCCCAAAGCGCCGGATATGACGCCAACCTCGCCGAGAGCACCACCCATGGCCGCCAGACCACGTCCGATTTCACCCCAGTCGTATTGAGTGAACGATCCGAACGCCGATGCGATGTCGCCGAGACTCTGCGCTGTGATAAGGATCGATCCGCCACCGATGATGCCTGAGAAGCCTGCGAGCTTTCCGAGGGCTCCAGTGACGAGTCCGACCTCGCCCAAAGCACCACCCATGGCCGCCAGACCACGTCCGATTTCACCCCAGTCGTATTGAGTGAATTCACCGAATACTTTGGCGATATCATCAAGGGACTGCACTGTAATGTAAATGGAACCGCTAGCTAGAATTCCAGAGAATCCTGCAATCTTGCCCAAGGCGCCGGTAACGAGCCCGACTTCGCCCAAAGCGCCGCCCATGGCGGTAAGACCACGTCCGATCTCGCCCCAGTCATAGCTGGAGAACGACCCGAATGCATCTGCGATATCACCAAGGGATTTGGCTGTGATGACCATGCTGACAGCAGCGGAAATGTTGTGCTTGCCGAATCGGCCGAGAAGACCGGTGACCGTGCCCATCTCCGTCAGGGCGCCGCCCATGGCAGATAGGCCCTTGCCGACCTGATCCCAGCTCATGTTACCGAGCTTCTTGAGCGGATCTGCCACCATTTTGACCGCTTGGGCCATGGCGATGAGCGAGCCTGCCGTCTTGAGGTCGACCTTGGCGTAGCTCAGACCCTTGGCGGCAGCGACGAGCTCAGCCATGGCACCGCCCATGCCGGTGAGGCCCTTGGCGATCTCGTCCCACTTGAGATTACCGATCGTGGACATGGCGTTGGCCAACATGTCCACAGCCTTCGCGAATTCTATGAGGGCCGCACCGGTCTTGATGAGATCGGTGGTCTTAACGCCCTTCACCGTCTTCGTGATCGATTTAAGACTGAGGTTAAGCTCGGTCATCATGCCGCCGATGGCCGAAACGCCGCCAACGACTTCACCACCACTGAGGGCAGCGATCTTCTCCATCGAGTTAACAAGCAGCGCGATGGATCCGGCGATCTCTACAAGAGTAAACGCCTTGACGCTTCCCGTGAATGCGTTCAACGATTCTTGAAGACCGTCTAGGATCTCATCGAATACGCCAGCACCCTTCTTGAGCTTTTCAGCCCCGTTACCGAAGAGGCCTTCAACGGCCTCCTTGATCTTATCGAACGCACCACCGATCTTCCGTGCAGCGAGGAAGATGCCACCACCGGCGAGGCCGGCGAAAATATCACCGCCGGAGATGTTGTCGGTGATCCACGTCAGGACGTTACTGATGACGTTCTTGACGCGTTCGAACGCTCCGCCAAGAGTATCACCAATTGTCGAAGCGATAGATCTGATGGCGGATCCCATCGACGAGATTCTACCGGTGAAGGAATTGAACATACCAAGAACATTACTGACGGATGTTCCTACTTTCTTGGCCGCTCCTTCGAATATGCCGAACTGCTTGATCGAATTATCAAGTCCGACAAGCCAATCTCCGAATCCGGCGGCGATATCGAGCAGATTGTTGAGCAAACTGCCCATGCTGTCAGATCCGAATGCCGTGGCGATGGCCTCACCGACAGCCTTGACGGCCTGCGCGCCGATATCAAATATAGAAAATACGCCTTCAGCAACTCGGCCGATCTTGTTTAGCGTCGATTCGGAAGGAACGAGTTTTTCCGTAAACGAAGCGAACGCCTTGGTAATATCCATAAGTTGCTGAGACGTTGTCGGAGGAAATACCTTCCGAAACGCATTACCGACAGTCGATAGCACCTTACCGAGGGATTCGAAGACGTTGGACAGGCCTTTGATCAGCTCGGTTCTTCCACCGAGATCCTTCCATCCCTGAAGAAGGTTGTTTCTCGATTCCGACGATCGATTAACGACATCAGAAATAACATTGGCGACACCAGACCATAGCTCCTTGGCTTCTTCGAAATCGCCAAATATGATTTCGAAAGTATTGGTCCAACCAGATCCCAATGCTTCTTTTGTCGTATCGATCAACTGAGAGAACGTCTTGACGTCGGTTGCGGCGCCTTCGGCCGTATTGGCCAACTGGACGATCTGCTTGGCCTGTTCCTCGGTATAGCCCTGAGAAACAAGATCGGCTTCGGTATACGCTCCGGAAAGTTGCTTCAACGTCTCCGTAAGGACATCGGTAGTGAGCCATCCGCCCTCGGTCAGCGATTCTCGGAACGATCCGTACTTCTGGATCATACCGTCGACGTTGGTGCCAAAATTCTCGGCAGTGCGCTTCAGGGCATTCTGGAAGACCTCGCCGCCCATACCGGCGTTGACCACCGAGTTCCAGTCCATAAGCTGGACCTTTCCGGCGGCGATTGCCTGGGACAGCTGATACATGGCCTGAGAGGCCTGAGCGGAACTCGAACCGGAAACAGCCGCAAGGTTGGCGATACCCTTGATCGAATCCACCGATGTCTGAAGATCAACACCGGCAGCCGTAAAGGTGCCGATGTTCCTCGTCATCTCCGTGAAGTTATAGATGGTCTTGTCGGCGTAGGTGTTCAGCGTATCGAGTGCCGAATTGACGTCGTCGATCGTCGATCCTTTTGACTGGGTATTCGCCAGAATCGTCTGCACGGCGTTCATCTGGGTCTCGTATTCGGCGAAACCGTCACGGACCGAAGCGGTCAATGCATTGGTGATACTCTTCCCGGCATCAATGGCCGCATTGGTCATGCGGTTGAGCACGGAGAATGCCACGGCACCCATGGCGTTGAAGCCGGACTGGACTCCTTGAAGACCGGAGGTCAGTGGATTGAAGCTGACGCCGCTTACGGCCTTATCGACGTTGTTGATCGATTCGACCGACTTGTCGAGGTTTAATGCCTGCTTAAGTTTGCTGAGAAGACCGGAGGTCTTGTTGATACCCTGCTCGAACTGGCTGTTATCAAGACGCATCTTTACGACGCGTTCGTCGATGCTGCTCATGCAGAAATCACCACCTTCCAAGCCTTCTCGGCTATCTTATCGAATACTGGTCGGATCGCCGGATTAATATAATCACGACCCTGAACATAGCCTCCGGTACCGGTGCCGTGACCGTACTGGAGGATGACGGCAATCGGTACGCCGTCGTTGATATTGGAATTGGTCCAGACGATCTCGGTGTAATTACGGGTGCGTTTGATCTCGTAATCCCACGCCTCGGCCGTGGCACCGGAATCGACCGGGGTGGCGTTTCGAAGTGCCTGAACGCCGTCACGGCCGAACTCATCGAGCACGTTCAGGTATTCACGACGCTTCATGCGGTTGAGAAACCGCTCGGTCTTCGTGAAACCGCCAGACACTTCGAAATTCACCCTCATTTTGACCTACTTGACTCGAATGGTTTGACCGGCGTAGATGAGATCGGGATTGGCGATGTTGTTCCATGCCACGAGCTGATCGACCGTAGTGCCAAATTGAATGGCGATCTTACCCAGGTTGTCGCCGGACTGCACCGTGTAATACTGCGCGGAGTTGGCGTTGATCGCACCCTGGACCTCGTCGTAACGGGAGCCGAGAACGGTCTGACGAGTCAAGCCGTCGCCATACATACCGGCATAGACCTCATTGACGAGTGTGCTGACATCGGCGGAGGCGATGTGGTTGATGAAGTTCTGCACCTCATCGTATCGGGATCCGAGATTCTTCTTACGATCCGCACCATTGCCATACAAGCCTTCCATCGTCCACGTCGCCAGCTGAAGCGTGGTGCCGGACGGACCCGAAGTCGATGGCTTGGACGGAGCGCTCGACGAGCTGCCGTAATACTTCCGGAAGTCGTCCAACGAGCCGTAGAACTTATCAAGATCAAGATCGCCATTCCAACCGTTCAATCGACCAGAGCCCGAATACTGACGGATGGCGCAGGTATAAGCGCCTTCGTTCCACGGTGTATTCTGATACCCGGTCGGATTCATATCGGCGTACTGGGCGATCCACAGTCCGCAGTTGTTACGATTGGCCACGGGAGCAACTTCGTTATACCGCGAGGCCGGCGCATAGATCATCGGAGGAACGCCGGTTCGCGCGATAACCTGATTGATTACCTGCTCGAGATAGGACTCATCGCCCCATGCCGAATTCTGGTCGAGTTCCCAGTCAAGACAGATCATCACCTTGCCGATCCAGTTAAGGATCGAATTAATGAAGAAATCTGCTTCGGCGACCGCATTGCCGCCGGAAATATAATGATAGACGCCAACTCCCTTACCGAGAGACATGGCTTGTTCGACCGCTCGGACACAATCCGGGTTGGTGTAACCGGTACCCTGTGTCGCCTTGATGATAGCGAAATCACAAGGAACCTTAGAAAAATCAAGACCAGCCTGATAGCTGGCAATATCAATACCATTCAATGCCATGAGTACTCCTTTCATCCTTTGCTCCCAGTCTCTACTCGACGTCGGGCATTCATCTCCCTGTACATTTTCGAAATATCAGACTTTGCCATCTTCTTTTTCGGCGAGTTCTTGACTCCAAATATCTCGATCAGAGCGATAAGACGGCTGAGATGCCACGTCTCGCATGGTTGCGCGGGTATTCCAGCGGAAAACATCCAATAATAGATAAGTTCGGACGTCACCTTGGATGATGAACGACGTCCTTTGGACATGCGATTGATCGTGGTCGCCGTTTGCGACGATTCGATGTAATGATTAAGTTCGGAAAAATGATCGAGCATGATCAGATCGAGTTCGGTATCCGAAATATCATCGATCGCCATACAACGAAAATATGACCGCGTTTCCTTGATGCTTTTGGATTCGTCGTCAAGGAACGGTTTTCTCCAGATCGACTCCCATTTTGAAACGGAAAGAAGCGAATGCTCGAATCGAACGGTTCGCGGTCCTACAGTGATGAATTCATTCTCTGACTCGTCGTAGAGTTCACCTTCAACCGTCAATTCGAGCATTCGCACATCTCACTTCCGTTACGCCGCTGCCTGCATCATGGTATAGACCTCGCCAGGAAGGGGCAGGGTCGGCTCGCCGCTAGTGTCGCCATACAGCTTCTTCTCAAGCGCGGTGAGCTTTTCCTTATCGACCTTGGTCGAATCAATGGTGATCGACGCCACCGGCTTGAGTTCCGGATGGCCTTCCACGGAGACCGGATCGGTATCGATCTCCCAGCTGAAGGTCATACCCTCGGGGGAGTCGTTGATGGTCTCATACGACTTCTCCGACGGGGAGGCGGTGGCACCGTACACCAGATGCAGCTTGTAGCCGGCATCCTGCTTGACGTCGTTGCCGATCTGGGTGCGGTACGAGAAACCGAACTTGGATCGCGACTGCTGACCGAAGACCACGCCATCGGTGACTTCGGCGCCACCATCACACGGAATGAACTCGTCCGGGAAGGTATAGGCCTCGATCGTCGCGCCGAACGTCTCGGCGGAACGCAGCGAGGCGTATTTGATGTTATCGGCGTACATGTCATTCGCCTCGGCGCCATCAGGGGACTCGGTGACGGCGGTCAGGCCGTTCCAAGCCACACCGGTGCCATAGGTGCCGGTGGTCGTCATCGGGTACAGCACGCCATGGTCCGTACCCATCTCATACTGGCGCTTGCCGGTATCATCCCAAGTAAGTGCTACCATTCTAGCTCCTTAAAAATAGCAATTGAATACATCATGATGAAGATTGTCGCTGACGAAATGCCGATCCATTGTGCATAACGGCAATGCGGCAACCTTGCTCGGAATCAAACTATCCGGATTCTTATCGATTACGGTAATCTGATACCGAAGCTTGAAAATATACGGATAGTTATCAGCGAACTGAGTATCACCCGTATTGCGTTCATAGACAATACATGGATAATTCATGTAAATTGTCGAAGGCGGCTGAAAATATACATGGCCGTTAGCATATGCTGGATCGATTTCGGCCATGATATCGGTTAAAATATCATGGAGCTGTAGCCTCGTGCCCATCGTTATACACTCCCCCAAGGGTAAGGATAAGACGGGGACGGCGGACTTCCACTTCGGAAATAGTCCAGCGCGCCCCCATCCACCATACGTACTTCATATCGAAGAAATGGTCGCAGGCATACGCGTCCGCGAGGATCGAGATCTGATTGTTCACGGTAATGTTCGGATTGATGGCGTCCGAGACCTCGAGTCGCCTCGAGTTCCTCGTGACGTCACCAAAATATAACCGTTCATAGATCCGATCTTCGTAAACGCCCGGCGAGGTTTCTCCAGTTATACCGAATCCGATCTTCCCGCAGAACCTCGTCATGGCGATCTCAGGCCTTCGGTTCCAAGGTAAGACCCTTCAGAGAATACCTGACCGTGGTCGTTCCGGTGGAATCGGTGGATACCACCTCGATGCTCTGAGTGTTAGGATTGGTCACGCGGAAGACGCAGAAGGCATCACCATCCGTCAACGTCACCGGTCCCTTCTTTCCGCCCTTGAGCTCGACCGTGAACGTCGTCGGATCGGTATCGCCGAGCCAATTGTCCGAGAAATCAAGTGCAAGGTAATTACCTTCCTGCTCGGTTGGCTCGGAGCTATTGAATTCGGTATATCCGGTCACGTAATGGAGCGTGCCATCGATCTTCCGATTGGTGTTGATGACAACATCATCCTGAAGATCGGAGACCTTCTTACCATACTTGGTCTCGGTGCCCGCTACAGGCTCGACCAGAACGGTCGGACCCGACGGGCTCACGCTTTTGGGTGGGTCAGCACAACGGCGGACTTCGGCATGGTCAGCGCACCGGAGAGACGAGCCTCGATGAGGTACTTATGCTGGTTGTAGTCGATGTCGAAGTCGGAGAACTGGGTCAGCTCGCCGCCACGATCGGTACCGATGGTGTAGTCGCGCAGATTCGCCATGACACCATCAACAACCTTGCTCTCCTCGGTCATCTCGAAGCCTTCAAGCACGGGGACCTCGACGATGGCGGAAACACCCATGGCAGCCGCCAGCGAGGCGTCGGTGTCGTACAGACGACGGCCGACCTTATCACGCTGCACCATGAGCTCGCCGTGCAGGCTCGGGGACAGGAACAGGGTCGGCATACCGGAGCCCATGTAGCCCACCTTCGCCTTACGGGCGCGATCGACGAACGCGGTCGGATCGGTGGCCGGATCGGCACCGTTGTTGTAAATGACGTACAGGTCGTCATCACCGACGATCGGACGGACGTTCTCGGTGTTGACGTGATCCTCGGCGGAGGCGGCGCGGCCGTCACCGATAAGAATATCACGGGCCATCTCCTCGCGGATCATGACCTTCATCTCGTTCCACAGGAAGTTGACCACGTTGAAATCAGTGATGTCGATCTCGTCATCGCGGTCCAGACGCTGCTTCTTGTAGATCGTCTGCGGGGTGGTCACGCGCTTGTAGACCTTGAACACCTCGTCCATCTTACGCTTGTTGTTCTCGCGGTCAAGCGTAAAGCCCTTCGCACGAGCCTCATCCTCGGTCAGATCCGCGTACGAGGTCTTGATACGGGTGAACGGGGTGTGACGGGTGCCGTTGAGCACGACGTCGACCCAGTCGGTGTCGCGCTTGTACAGGTACGGCTCGTCGCCGACCTGACGTGCATCCGGGAAGAGCACTTCGATGTTCTCGATGCCATAGTTCTGGGCAGCGTGCTGCATCCACTTCTCGGAATAATCACGGAACGAGCCGTAGTCCTTGGCCTCGGTAAGGAATTCCTTCATGTCGTCGTGGGACAGGACCGGAGCTTCATCCTCGGCACCGGCCTGTTCGAAGGCGTTCATATGCATAATATCTCCTTCTTCCTCCGAATGGGAGGCGCTATTGTTGTTCTCTCCGTCACTGTCCTCAGTGCCGGAATCACCCTGCTCCACGGAGAGGCCGATCAGAGCATAGGCGACATTCTTCTGTTCCTCGTTCAGCGTGTCGAAGACATCCTGAACGGTCTCGCCGGAAGACGAATCGTCAGACTCGTCATCGGCATGCGAAATATCGGACTGTGCAACGCTCTCCTCGGCACCACCAATGGCCGCGCCGATAAGAGCATATACAGCGTCCTTCTGCTTGTCGGTAAAAGTGTCCCAGACCTGCTGGACCGTTTTGTCCGACGCTTTCTCGGACGAATCGTCCTCAGTCTTAGCGGTCGACGTTTTAGAATCGTCGGCATGCTGCATGTCATCCTCGCTTTCCTCATCGCCATGCTCAAGCACGATCTCCTCGCCGGAGTAGATCACGGCCTCGTCATCCAGAAGATCCTGAGTTCCGTCCGAATGCTGAAGTGTGACATTGTCGATGTAGGCGCCGGGATTGGCGCCGGCAAGGACTAGACTCACCTCGCGGATGTTACCGTGCATGACGTTCTTGTTGCGTTCGGTCAGATGGTTCGCGTAGATCGACAGTGCAGTGATATCACCGTGCTTGACGAGCTCCTTGGCGTCGCGACCCATCGGCGTGCTGTTGAACGTGCCATAGCAGTAGACGCCGTCCTCACGGTTCTCCAGTACGGCATGGCCGAGCACGTTGTCGATGTCGCTATGGTTGTGCTGGTAGACCAGCGGCACCTTCTGACCGTCCTGATCGGCGAAGGCGTCCTTCAGAATAGTTCGCCCGTCGGAGCAACGGATGTTGTTCCGCGTGGCGTAACCACTGAAATCATACCCCATTTTGACTGTCTCCTTCCATTGGGGTGTTCAGCACATCCTGAATGGAAGGCTGTGCTGAATCTTGGGTTGGTTCTTCTGTGGATTCCGGCTGCTGCGCGGTCACGTCGGTGCCGAGCGGGTTGATGTTGGCGTTGCGCAACTGATTGGCCTGCGGCTCCTCGGACCGGGCGTAACCAAGGACCGAACGGAACTCGTTCGACGACATGATCTCGTTGGACGTGAATGCCGCGGCGATGTTCGCCAGATCGGTGACCGGAACCAACCTGAACGGATCGCGGAAGAACTCGATGCTCTGTCCTTGACTTCGGGCGGTTTTGGTCAGAAAGGTTCGCTTCAGCGCATCACAGATGGCTGAGATCATCGGCTCCAAGGTGCGGTTATGGTAATTGAGCATCTCCTCCTGAGAGGCGGTGCCGTTCACCACGGCCTCGGAAAGGCCGAGCTGACCGTAGAGCTGGGTTGTCAGATTCTGGATCTGCTGAAGCATGTGATTGTCCAGACTCCGATTGAGCTGGGTGATCTTCTCGGAACCGTCGGTGTACGCAACGCCATAGGCGGAATCCTTGAGCTGATCCTCCAGCTGCTGACGGCGGAGTTCGGCCTGTCGCTTCTTCTCCTCCGTGCGGATCTGGTACGGGAACTGGATGATAAGATCGAGTTTGCCGGACGCGGCCTTGTCGTCAATGGTATCGAGCTGATTGAGCTTTCGGATCAGACGCTGCAAGGTAGAGTTCGGCTCGTTCATCACCTGATAGAGCGGGTTCTGGACGATCGCCACCTTGCACTTCGGCATGACAATCTCTTCGCGCTGGCCGGCGTTCGGAGCATCATTATAGACCGAAAGTTTAACGGCCCGAGGATACCATTCAACAACACGACCGACGCGCATGGTCTGAATATCGAACGAATTCGAATTCATCGGATTCACCGTGGTGTCAATCGGCACCATGGCCGCGGCCCCGTCATCACACATGGTCATCACGACGTCCATGATGAAATCACGGCCTGATTGGTCGATATTGGCCTCGATGTTCAGACACTGATTGAGCCCGTCGTCGATCGTCTCCAGATATTGCTGCGTCGTCTTGTCGATACGGCAATGCCGGATCTCGATGGCGCTCACGTCGATGGCGATGCGGTTGTACAGCGAGGATATGATCGATCGATCGACTCCTCGGGTGAAGACCCGCGTATCCGGACGACGCGCTGAGGAATATCCGACGGACAGACGGAAATCAGAAGACGGATTGACGAACGCGTTCCATGCGTGCGCCAATGCATCGGTAACGACATTCATTAGGCATCACCGACCGATCTGCCTGCGAGCGAAGTCGAATGAATATGTCTGTCCGTTCCCATGGGCCCTGTTGGCCGCATAGGCTATTCCGGCTCCGAGGATAATCTTCCCCACATTCATCAACTGCTTCGACACCTCGTTGGCCGCGGTCTGTTTCATCTGGTTGCCAACCTTGTCGACAAACCGATTGCCTTTCTGCTTCTGAGTTGTCGTCAGATTCGAATACTGCTGCTCAAGATTGAGCCGTTCGTTGATCTTGCGGAGCTCGGCATTGGACAGCTTGTTCGGGGACTTCTTGAGAAGGTCTCGACTCTCCGTGTAATCCTTGTTGTCCGATCGGGAACGCTTGGAACTTACCGATCGCTTACGATCCTTGCGGACACCCCACTTCATGCCTTTGACGCCGAAGTGATAGAGCTCATTCATTGAAGCCTCCTTCCCCTTGGATGTTGAGACGCCATTCATACTCCTCGATGTTCTTCCGGATCGATTGTTCAAGGAACGAATTGGTCGGTGGATCGAACTGAAGACGAACCTTTTGCTGAATATACGGTTTCACTCCAGTCAGTAACGATTCATCAACAGTGAATTCCGACCAGTCGTTCTTCTCTCCGGAGATGGAATATCCCTCTTTGGGACCGACGCCCAACTGACGAAGATTGAAAAATGCGGAATTGATGAACATGATCAGATCCGAATCGAAATCGTTATAATCCTTATCGATGCCGATGACTTTCTTTATGTCATTCAGTATGCTACTCATTCGGACCAACCCTCACTTTCACATACTCGATGAAATGCTCATCCAAAATATCGTATTCCACCTTCAGGAGATAGAGGCATCTCGGTCGCATCGGTTGTATCAACGACGAGAGCTCATACTCGTATTTCCTGATGTAATTGATCTCACAATCACCATGGGATTCTTCCTCGTCTCCGCATAGAAGACTCCACGAGGCGTTAGTGATCTCGAACGGCGTATTATTGGTGCTTCGAATATCGAGAAGAACCTTCTTCTTCTCTCCGAAATCAAAACTCACTGATTTCATCGGCAATTCCCCTCGGTATCCTTCGGCAAAAAGTCGAATATGATATGGGCAAAGAACGATTCGAACGACTGTATCCGATTTCTCGAAATATCGAATCTGCACCTGACACTGAATATGACCTTTGGCGCCACGATCGTTTTCCGCCCATATCTCGATATCGAGAGGTCCGGGTCGCCAAGAGATATAACCCTCCCAGTGACCCGGCCTGTCCATGATAGGAGAAAAATCGATGCGTTCGCCGTCAACTTCACCCCAACAACGAACGATCATCAATCACTCCTTACGCAGCATCGGTCACCTTGAAGGTGATCTTGATCGTACCGCCGGAGTCGACCGTGGTAGCCTCGGCGACGACGTCGGTGATGATCGGAGCCTTGGTGTCGAGCGTGACATGACGGGTCACGGTCGTGGCCTTACCGATAGAATCAGTCGACACGACGGTGATCGTGTTCTTGCCCTCGGTAAGCGTGACCTCGTGGGAGAAGGTCTTGGTGCTGTCGCCGGACAGTTTGACAGAGGCGTTGTTCACCTCGACATCGGCGATGGTCACGGCATCGGAACCAGGCGTGGTAGAGCCGGTGACCGTCAGCCTGTTGCTGTTGGTGATCAGACCCTCGGTCGGAGTGTTGACCGTCAGAGACGGAGCGGTCGTGGAGACGACGAACGTCGTGGTCGCCAGTTCCGAGACGTTGCCATCGTTGTCCGTGACCTGGAAGGTGATCGTGTTCTGACCGTCATTGAGACCGGTCGCATGATAGGTAGCGCGACGCTTGCTCTCGTGATCCGTGAACGAAAGGTCTCCGGCGTGGCTCTCGCCATTGACCGTGAAGACCACTGTGGTCTCGTTGAGCCCGGAGCCACCGGCGTCGGACATCTCCAGAACAATATCCTGCTCGCTCGCACCAAGGACGGAGCCCTGGGTCGGGGAGACGATGGTTGCGGTCGGCTTGGACTTCTCCAGGACACGGATCTTCAGCTGATCACCATAGGTGGGATCCGCCGACGTCATCGTCGCTTCGTTGTTGGCGGCGTCGACAGCGTGAATCTCGACCTTGTAAACATGATCGGGCTGAGACCACGAGGAATTGGCCGGCGCGTTGGTTGTGGCGGTCCAGGTTTTGGTTCTTTCATCATACTGCGCAACGACCTTCTGGCCGTTGAACATGATGTAAGCTTCTTTGATTGCACTCATTTTTATCCTCCAAAAGATTTAGAATGATGTAATGACATTCCCGGAGGAATCCAGAATCGGATTCCCGCGATTATCGAGAATGCGATCGATCACCTGAAAGGTGACGATCAATTGTTCACCGACGTAGAGAGTCGTCGCATTCGTGGAGACCGAGGTGATTTCCAATGATGACTCCTCTCATTTCCATGGACACGTGTCATTGGGACGCCGTTCCGTCAACGGACGCGCGATTCGGTCATCGCCGAAATGAATGGCATTATGTGTCGCAAGAGAACAACTAATAAGATTGTCCAGATCGAGCAGTAGATTGTCGCCGTGCTCTATGGAATCAGGAGTCAACGGCTCGATGTGATGTATCATGATCTTCCCGGCGATGGGATGATCGGGGCACCCGAGATCGAAACCGTTGTCCCGAGCGATCACCAAATCACGAACGTGTTTCCATTCGGGCGATCGATAGAACCGCTGGTTCATCCAACGTTCGGAACCGAATGTCGGTCCCCCGACGGATCCATGACATTGCAGATAATGGAACCGGTCGAGAAAATCCGAATACCGGATGAGCTCGTGATAGGATCGCATCACAGACCCATCTTGCGAAGGAACTGGGCACCTCTTGCCACATTACGTGCTTTATTGATGCCACTTGATGCCTTACTGGCGATCTTGTTAACCATGGCCTTAGCCTCATTGGGATGACTAATATAGTACGAAGCGGCCACACCGGCAGCAGTAGTAGCGGCGAACGTTACAGCCTTGGTCCCCGCACGAATCGCCTTCTTCGCGCCACGGCCGATTCCGGTCTTAATCGGTTCGACACGATCGGTGGTCTTGCGTTGCCGTTCGGCATCACGGCGAGCCTTGCCCAGGTCCTGTTTGGCGTACTCTTCGTCGAAGGCCTTCTTGTATGTCGGATCCTTCGAACGTTGTTTGACGACGGAATTAATGTTGCGTCGGCGAACTCCGGCGCCTTCGCCATAATACATCTTGGATCGAGCGGTCTCCTGAGCGTCCTTCCTCGCCTGTTTACGTGTATTACGCTCGGCTCGTCGAACACCCCACTTCATGCCTTTTACGCCGAAATGATAAAGTTCATCGGTCATGATTATTCCTACCTTGATGTCACAGTATTGACAATGATCTTATTACCAATCGCCTTCAAAGCTTCGTTCGCCGGAGAAGCCCAGGAATATCCAGCCCCATACCGAGCCCTCAGATAATTCATATACGGAGCGCTATGCCCGATGGCGCTCTTCAGCGTCCCGACACTGGCTTTCATGATGGCTCGACCCTCCGGAGTCGAAGCCACAGTCAGACCTCCAGCCGCAAGCGAAACCACAGACGTCTTCGCGGCTTGACTGATCATCTCGGTAGTCGCTGCACGAAAATGCGACTGCCCTTTGTTCATACGGCGATTGATGCGCTTGACGCCCTTCTTGCCGTAACTTGCCCGATCCGTTATACGCTGTCTGGAAGTGTAATCGACATTCGGCTTGTTAAGCTGCGCCTTACTGGGCTTGTCACGTTTCTTGCGGACGCCCCACTTCATGCCTTTGACGCCGAAGTGATAAAGTTCTTCGCTATGATTCATCGAAGTTCTCCAATTCTCTGGAAGCATGTCCTCGGCGTCAAGTTGCTTGGCACGCCTCTTGATCCACCGTTTGACATCGTCCTTGTTGTTGCCGCGACCATAGGCCTGAATGGCGTTACGAAGATCCTTGCGATTCCTGATGGGATAAACGCCATCGGGCATGGCGAGACCACGCTTGACCAGCATGGCCCGTTGCTTATCGGAAAAATCCACCATTTTGAATCTCCAATCAGTCGAAGAGATCGCGATTGTTCTTGTATGCGATGAACGCGTCCATCATGGCCGCAACGGCGTCGATCTTATCCTCGCGCTTAGCCTTGTACAGCTTCTTGTTGTTGTTCGTGTCCTGAAGGACGATGCAGTTACCCATGGTGAACGACATGAGTTCCTCGTCGAAGAGCAGACGACGATCCTCGGCAAGCTTCTTCAATTCGCCCAATGGAACGGATTCGGTCTTGGCACCCTGAATCACTTTCTCGATGCCGAACTCGCCGTAATCCATGGTATACCGCGCGACGAAGTCCTTGGCGTTGTACGGATCGTAACCGAGGCATCGCACATCATACTCCGACTCGGTGATGTACTTGTCGAGATCCTCATACACCTGCACCATATCGAGCACCGTACCATCCATGACGAACAACGATCCCTCGTTCAGGAAATTCTCGTACTTCTGACGAGCCGCCGAAGGAAGATGCTGCATGGTATAGGCTGAAATATAGTTCCTCGTCTTGACGCCGAATGTCTCGTCGGACAGGGGAAACAGGAACGTGAACGAGCAGAAGTCGTCGCCTTGGGACAGATCGGCACCGAGCGCACACGGCATGCCCCAGAAGTCCTTCTTCCGATGGGGAAGCGTCTCCTCGAAGGTGAAGAAGTAGGTGTAGCCCTCCATCGGGATGCCGAATCGCTTCGCCAGAATGTCATTGCGGGTGGCGGGAGCCTTCTCGGCGCGTTCGACGTCGAGCTGATAGGTTTCATAGGTAACCGTTTGCCCAAGATTGGGATTTGCCTTGATCCACATGTCCGGATTGGAGACTTCCTTGACATCGTCAAGCCGATAATAGAATATGGAGACATGAGGATTGACGTATTCTCCTTTGAGAATGTCCATCAACTCCATTTTGATGGTATCGCCGACCGAGTTTCGGACGGTGCCCTCGGAAGAGGTGGCCACGATGAGATAGTCGTCCAGCTTTGACGCGCCCTGTTCGATGGCGCCGATCACATCCTCGCGAATATCACCGGACAACCATTCGTCAACTGTCGATACCTTGGGACGAAGGCCCTGGAGCTTGTCAATTGACATCGGACGAACCTTAAGAAGCGAACCTGTGAGGAAATTCTCCACACCCTTCTTGGTCGAGGCGAGCTTGGCCTGAGTAGATTTCGGTCCGTTACCGGGAAGCGAGCCTTCGGAAAGGAACTTGATGAGTGGACCGGGAGATCGAATGATTGCAGTACGGAATGGTATCATGGTTTCCTCGGCCTGCTTCATGGTCGGGGCCACAACGATCTGCGAAGTCGTCGATGTATCCATGATAAGGAAATATGCCTGGATGAATTCGGCGAACATGGTCTTGGCGGCGCCACGGGCGACGATCAAATATAGTTTGTTGATCAGACGTTTGCAGATCCGACGATTCTCGTATCGACCCGGACCTCCATGAGGATTCGGAATATAGACCGATCGTTCGACGAAGTAGTACCAACCAAATATCTGCTCGCCCCAGAGCTTGAAACTATCGAGAAGATGAACCGGAGATCCGTCGGTCAGGGTGAGTTCCTTCTCGCAGAACTTAACCCATCCCTCGACCTTATCGGCGTCATAGTAGATCCCTGGATTACGAATGAGATCGTCGATGCGGTTCATCTCCATCTCGATCTCATGGCATACCGGGATCTCTCCGGCCATGACCCTATCACGGAACTGACCGTAATACTTCGGAACGGCTGTGTTTGACAGGGTCATGGTTCCTCCTTTATTCATTACAAGTTCTTTTTCATTGATGTCAATCCGCCCCAAACATCGTCTTCGTCAGAAATTTGGCCAACGACTTCGAATCCTTGCTTTTCATAAATATGTCTAGCATCTGGAGAAATTCCAGGAACTTCAAGAGTTAGCTGTTTCATTCCGGACTTTCTAGCATAATCTTCGGCCATTCTCATTGCGGCTTGCGCGTAACCCTTTCCTCGATCATGCTTTTTAATTCCAAGCCATGTAATATTTAATGAAGTCGGAGATTCGTTGAATAGTTGAAGGTCTCCGATCTTGTTAGAATTCGCATCATATAGTTCCAAATTCTTAGTTGAGTCGATTTGTTTTTGCAAATTAATATTGTGTTTTGCAAGAAACTTTGAGATCGGATTAGCTGTTGACTGAATTCCTCGTATTGGAGCTCCGTTTTTAGTTTTTGATTCTAAAATAAGTTGTTGCTTTTTAAAGCCACTTTTAGTAGATGGTTGGCGTTTCTTACGAATACCCCATTTCATGCCTTTGATGCCATAGTGGTAAAGTTCATCAGCCATTGAAATATCCTTTCGCCAGCTACGGAGCAACCCAAATATCACCGACTTGTCGTCGGTCCTGATTGATACTGATAATGAGATCCGAGCCCGTTGGATCCGTAGGCGCGATTAACATCATTATGAAGATCGAAGAAACACAGTTGACCGATCCTCATTCCTGGAACTATGCGGATCGGATGATTGTTGAGGTTTTTAATCTCAAGCGTGATGTCACCGGCAAACCCCGGATCGATGAATCCGGCGGTGACATGGGTCGCAAGACCGAGACGGCCAAGCGACGACTTGCCTTCGAAGCGCGCGGCGATGTTCTTCGGGATCGTCACTCCCTCGTTTGTCGAACCAAGAATGAATTCATTTGGATCGAGAACGAAACCGTCATCGTTCATGGCGAAACGAATGTACTCCAGATTATGGAGCGTGCAATCCATGGCGTTGATCTCACCACGACCGAAATATCGTACGATGCTCTTAGAGAGCGTGACGTCGTAACTGCATGGCTGAAGCTGGGACGCATCGAATGGCGTAATCATATGCCGGGTGATACAAAGATCTTTAATTTCGGTATCGTTAAGCATAGACCGTCCGATCTCTCATCTTCAGAATTTCATTATTGGACAATGTGCTCTCAGGATGTTGCTTGCGATAGTTTTCAACGAACTTTGTCTCATTGGATCGCTTAACAAGTTTCATCGCTCCTATGGAAGTCGCAAATGCGGCTCCAATAGGACCGTACTGGTTTGCCAATGCGTGAGCAGCGATCTTTCCCTGCTCTTTGGCGAACATGGAATCGATATGATCGTTCCCGAGCTTCGTGAATCCCTCGACATTGATCTTGTCGGTATCGAATACGATTAATGGATTCTTTGCAAAGTATCCGGAATTCTCTTTATCGTTCACATCGCGGATCGCACCATATCCGGCCTTCTTCATAGCCGAATAGAATTTATCATTGATCGGCTGTTGCTCCTTGGTATGAAGAACAAGCGTGGTGTTAAATGCCTTATAGGTATTATCGCCGATCTTTCCGGAATCAAGTTCCTGTTTAGCCTTACGCCAAAGTTTTCCTTGCTTCGTTGTAGGAGGAACCACGGATGCCATCGCGTCTATGTTCTTCTTAAAAACATCGAAAGATTGCTTATCAGTGTCGAACATATTCTTAAGAACCTTTCGAGCGGATTCAGGGGAGGCAACATTAATATCTCCTGCGGCTCGCATGGCCTTACGATACACGGGTCCATTCGCACCAAGTGTCTTGCCATAAAGACCTTCATACCGATCTTTGTCGTGCTTGTTGATGAAGCCATAAAACGCCCTATTGGTCGGTTCCGATCCGTTGTTCGTCAAACGACCGATCTCACTTCCCTTTTCGAATACCCGATCGGTGACTTTATCGTAATGCTTGTACGCAACATAGGCCGTTCCGGACGAAAGTTCGTAGGCGTCCTTGGCGAATCCTTGATCAACGTATTTCTTTTCGAGATCCTGCTGACGCTTTGACTTTTTCTTCTGGTTTTCAAGTTTCAGTCGAGTCTTTGCATCTTCGAACTCTCGGCGAGAGTATTCGGCTTTAACCATGTTCGATGTCGTGGAATGCTTTTTGGCGGTCTTTCGATCAGACAGCATCTTATCGCGCTTCTTACCGAGCGAGGTAAGCGATCCATCTTCGTTCTGATACCTTCGAACACCCCACTTCATGCCTTTGACGCCGAAGTGATAAAGTTCATCTTCCATTTGACACCTCGTTTTCTTCGGCGTTTCCTGAATACGAACGGAATGCCGCTAAAGCATTGTCCATGAGCTCCTGGAGCTGACCAGATTTGTTCAGCGCATCCTTCTTGGCCTGAAGCATAGCCGTCTCATACCTGATCTTCTCCTCTTCAAGCTTGTTTCGAGTCGAAGCGAGCTTGAGATAATGCACGATGACCTGAGATGAAGCCGTCCCCTCGCGAAGTTGCTGCTCGGCAAGGTTGACGGCGAGCGAAATCATCTGATTCTCGCGTTCCTCCGGATTGGAAGCGGGCGAGAACTGAGGGGAAGACGATCCATCGAGCTTCTTACGTCGCCCCATGAAAAATCGCCTCCAGTTCTGTAATGGTTTCAAAGAGTTCTGATGGGTTTGGTTCTCCAAAAGAGAGCACCGAATGGTTGTCCCTA